ATGATAGTACAGATAGTATAATTATACCACAATCAATAACTGCAGTAGATACCAATACAACAACTATTGTATTTTCATCTGCAAGAACGGGAACGGCAGTAGCATCAAAAGGTGGATATGTAGGTTCGGTAGTAACATCTGCAACAACTGCAACTTCTGCAACTTCTGCATCGGTAGCAGTTACTGCATCATATGCAATATCTGCTTCGGCAGCAGCAACTACATTTGCAATTGGTGCAAGTTCTACAACATACGGTTCTTATATTAATACAATTCAAGGGGCAAATACAGTTATAACAACCCCAACTGGTTCTTTTGCGGGAGCATTCTATAATTATGTAGCAACAAGTGGTTCAAATGCAAGAGCAGGACAAGTAATGGCAATTTGGAATAACTCAACAACACAATTTACGGATGTAACTACAAACGATATAGGAACTACAACAATGGTAACATCATCGGTAGCATTATCAGCAGGAAGTGCGGTATTAAGTTTCACAACTAATACTAATGGGTGGAGTATAAAAACGTTTGTAACATATTTGTAATAATAAAATAAAAAACTATATTTATAGTAAATAATTGATATGATAATAGATAGTCCAAATTTATCGGGTTCGGTAACAATAAGTGGTAGTGTAAACATACAACTGCCTTCAACTGGAAGTAATATTCCTGACACAAACACAGTCATTGCATTATCAATTGCATATGCTGGTTAAAAAAAACAAACAAAATAATAAAATAAAATGGCTAAGAAACTAATTAGAACGTACACATTCACTCCGGCATCAAAACAGATATCGTTTGATGGGTTTGTTAATTTAACCAGTTTGGTATTAATTACCAATACAACTCGTAACAAAATTATCTACAACTTTGCAGATACTGCGTTGGGTGGTACATCTACATACAATTCAATCACAAACAGAACAACTGTTACCTTGACATTTAACACATCAACTGCAGGGCATCTTGCAGCCGATAGTTTAATGATTTATGTGGATGATTTGTACAATACGTTCAGACCAGATGAAACATATGCTGACCCTACCGATAAGTTAAGAGTTACAAATCCACAAGCTTTGATTGATACTGATTTTGAATATGGTACTCAAATTTCTAAGTGGGAAAACTTAGGTATGACAAATAATAGACCATTTGCATTTGCAGTTCCAACTCAAATTCCAGGCATTGCTTCTATGAGTTTTCCAACAGGTTCTAGAGCCGTAACGGCATCGTTATCAGCAGGAAACTTTGCACCACCAAATGGTACTCCAATTACAGTTCAAGATGCATTTGTAACAATAGCCAATGGTAACTTTTTAATTGAAAGTGGTGGATTAACTCCTAACTTTACATATACTGCAAGAGCTACAAACACAACCGCAATAAGTGGTGTTTTTGACCAAAATAAAACAAATATATTTAGAGGTCAGTTTTATTCATCGGCATCAATTGGATTAGCACCAACAACATTTACTGCCACTGGTTCATTGATAACTGTTCAAACTTCAGTTCCACATGGTTTACAACTTGGAAATGAAATTGCAATAACAGGTTCAATTGCAACTGCAAATCCACCAAATGGTTCGTTTGTAGTAGCAACTGTTAAAGACCCAACAACTTTTACTTACTATGCACCAGTTGCACCAAATACATTATCTGCGACTCTAACAAATATATTAATTTATGCAAGACCTCAATCTAACTTCTTACATAGACCTTTTGATGGTGGGGTATTCTTTTCATCAAATGGTTCTTCTAATTATGAACAAGCAATTAGACAAACAAGAAGATATTTCCGTTATCAATCAGGTAAAGGTATTCAAGTAAGTTCTGGTACAATATTAAAACCAAATTTACAAATTGATTCTTTAACTTCGGTTGGTACAACAGTAAGTGTTCAAACAAAAGAACAACATAATATTTTACCTGGTGATACCATTACCATATCAGGTGCAAATGAATCGGCATATAATGGTACATTCAATGTGGCAAATATTACAGGATTTAACACACTTACTTATACTGCGTTATCTACACCATCATCGGCTCAAGCATCTGGTATATATTACCTATCTGTTGTAGGATGGTATGGAGCTATAAATAGATTGGGTATGTTTGATAATCAAAATGGTGTATTTTTTGAATTTGATGGCCAACAACTATATGTAGTTAGAAGAAGTTCAGTATTCCAATTAGCAGGTGAAGTAACTCTAACACAAGGTTCTCAAACGGTAACACAAACGAGTATATCTTTCCCAACTTCATTTTCTAGACAATTAAATATTGGTGATTATATAGTATTAAGAGGGCAATCATATAGAGTACAAGATATTGCATCTGATACATCAATGACAATTACACCTCAATATAGAGGAGCAACTGCTCAATATGTACTCGCATCAAAAACAATAGATTACAAAGTTCCACAATCACAATGGAATTTAGATAGAATGGATGGTACAGGTCCTTCTGGATATAATTTAGACCTTTCCAAAATGCAAATGTTCTTTATGGACTATACTTGGTATGGTGCAGGAACAATTCGTTGGGGATTAAGAGGAACGGATGGTAGAATTACTTATGTTCACAGAGCTCCTCAAAATAATACAAACGCAGAATCTTGGATGAGAACGGGTAACTTACCTGCTAGATATGAATCATCTACAATTCCTCCTATTACGGCATTATCTGCTTCATTAGCAGTTGGTGGAACAACGTTATTTGTTAGTAGTAGTACAGGTTTCCCGGTAAGTGGTACATTATTAATAAGAAACGAAAGTGCATATGAATATGTAAATTATACTGGTACAGGTTCAACTTCATTTACGGGATTAACAAGAGGACAATCTGGTTCTGCAGCATTAGCATTGACAATCGCAACGGGAGCAAATACAGGTTCGGTAACTGGTTCGGCAAACTTACAAGTAGGACAAAGAATCATTAGTTCTTCTGCATTTCCTGATGGAACATTTATTACAAACATTACTGGTACTACATTAACTCTTTCTCAGGCGGCAAGTTCGGCAAATCCAATAGTGATAGCAGCACCAATGGGAAGAGAAAATCAACCGTTTACATATTCGGCAACTGCACCAACTTCGGTTGAATTAGCATTCCCAACTTTTGCACCTTCAATATCACATTGGGGTACATCGGTAATTATGGATGGTAAATTTGATGATGATAAATCCTTACTATTTACCTATGGACAAGAGCGAAGTTCCTCTCTTGCAATTGGACAAACTAAAGCCTTATTCTCAATTAGAGTAGCACCTTCGGTAGATAATGGTATTCCTGCAGCGTTTGGAGCTAGAGAATTGGTAAATAGAGTTCAGTTAGTATTAAGACAATTGGGTGTTGCGGTTAACTACCCAGTAGGACAAGCCGTTCCAAACATTTTGATTAGAGCAAATTTGAACGGAACACCATCTTCGAGTAGTTTATGGACAAATGCGGTAGGTAATGTTAGTTCGAGTGTAAACTCATCATTAGCTCAAATCGCTGATTACGCGGGTAGTACGGTATCGGTAACAGGTGGTGAAACAACTGCAGGATTCTTTGTGGAAGGTACTTCAACTGCCGATTTATCATTGGTAAGAGATTTGGGTAACTCAATCTTAGGTGGAGGCCAATCAACGGCTGACAGAGGTATTTATCCAGATGGACCCGATGTGATAACGTTTACCGCTACTAACGTAGGATTAACTGTGGCAAACATATTTGCCCGTGTATCTTGGACAGAAGCACAGGCATAACATAGTAAACTCCATTTGGGGATAGAGAACCAAATAAAAAAATATGGCAAACGAATTTAAAGTCAAAAATGGTCTAATTGTAGACGCAGGTGGTGCACAAATAACAGGTGGCATCACCGGCTCTACGGACTTTAATACAATTGTAAATAAACCAACTTTAATTAGTAGTTCGGCACAAGTAACGAGTGTAACCCAAACAGTATCGGGTACAAATTCCGCTGAATTGGTTAGAGGTAATATGGCCGATAATGACCAATTTAGAATATTAGTTGGTGGTACGGCATCAAACGCGGGTTATGTTGAAATAGCAACCGCAGATGATGGAACTGAGCCAATTTATGTTAGACAATATACAGGCGTATTTGGTGTATTAGTAAGAACTGCTACATTGTTAGATGGTTCTGGTAACACTACATTTCCAGGAACTCTTTCAGCTCCAAATATTGGTTGGTCTACTCAACAATCAAGTAATGGTGGTGAAATTCAAATTAGTCAAGGACAATTTAAATTTGATAAAAATATTAGAATTGATTGGGGTGGGACTGCAGGAGTTAATGCAATTAGAGATTTAGGACTTCGTAGAAACACAACTGGTTCTTTAGAAATATACGATGGTGTAAATGTAGATGGTGCAGTAGCAAACAGAAGAGATTTAATTGCTAGAAATATTACAGGTTCTAATGCATTCTTTAGTGGTTCATCTACAATTACGGGTTCATTAGGAGTTAGTGGTTCAATAATTGCAACAAATGGAATTACTGGCTCAATCGCGGCAACTAATGGTGTTGTAAGTGGTTCTTCACAAATAACTGCAGGTTCAACTACAAACTTTTCAACAGATGTAAAAACTCAATTAAATACAAACACAGTTGTATCGGGTTCATCGCAAGTAACTTTAGCATCTACAACAGGTGGTGGAACTGCTGCAAATGTTCAATTTAATTCATTGGGTATTGGTATGGTTGCATCGGCAACTACTGGTAGAATTGATGCAAGTGGTGATATTATAGCATTCTCAACATCGGATAAAAACTTTAAAGAAAACATTACTCCAATTCCAAACGCATTAGAAAAGATTTCTAAAATTAGTGGTAACATTTACAATTGGAAATCTGAATTAAAAGAGTTTCATGGATTTGAAGGAAATGATGTTGGAGTAATTGCACAAGAAATTGAAGAAGTATTACCACAATTAGTAACAACTCGTGAAAATGGATACAAAGCAGTTAAATATGATAAATTAGTAGCATTATTAATTGAAGGTATTAAAGAACAACAAATTCAAATAGAAGAATTAAAAGCACAAATAGGTTCTAAATAATGTACGATGTCTATTACACCACCGCAGGAGGACCTTGGTTCAATAGTGGCGCAGATATGTGGGTAACACAATGGATAAAAGAAGTGGCTCCTGATTTAGAAGTAAAACCTCTTCTTTTATTTCATAGACACAAACCTCAAAATTACGAAGAATTTCCAATTAATATTGACCACATTTGGGAAACATCTGAAGATGAAATTATAAAACATTTTGAAGGTGCAAGAAAGATACATATTCTACATGGTCATTACACTCCAACCAAAGCTATTTATCAAAATTTGGAAAAGATTGATTCAATCGTTTTTCATAATTTAACAAAAGTGTCTTTAATGGTACAAATGGAAAAAGATGAATACCTACATTGGTATGGTAATTGGGAATATGAATCGGAAATGATTGATAAGATTAAAAATAAAGTTTGGGTAGGATTATATCATTTTCCATATAAAACGGATAATTTATATCATACACCAAATTGTTACGAATTTACAGTAAATAAAGAAGTTTCTGAATCGTTAAAAATTGGTTTTGCTGCAAGAGCAGAGGGTAGAAAGAATGTAGAGTTCATAGATGGACTTGAATCATATTTATCTACTAACACCGAAACATTTAACAAATATTACAGACAAAAATACGGATTTAAATTTGAAAAAAGTAAAATTTATAAGTTTGATTACAAGTATAAAGAAAGGTTCTACGGACTTGATTGGGGTATATCTCACTCATGTTTTGAAAATGAACCATTCGGATATGGAATATTTGAAGCAGTTGATTGGGGTAAAATACCAATACTACACGAAAACTGGTGTATTCCCCTTGACTACAAATATAAAGCAAAAGATGCAGAAACTTTTAAGGAAACCTATGAGCAAATCTGTAATGATACTTACGAAGAAAGAAAAGCCGAACATCAAAAATTAAAAAATTGGATGCAAACACACTTCGGAAATAAAAAAGTATGGAAAGAAAAACTTTTAAATATTTATAACGAAGAATCGTACATAAGAAATGGCAATAACTAATTTATCATTAGGGAATTTATTTAGAGCAGTAAGTGGTTCGGTAAGAAGCGGTCAAGCATCAATGGGACAATTTAGCGGAAATTCTGCAAATAGTTCATTTGGTTCATTTGCAACCAATGCTATAACAGTAACAGTTCCAACATTTACTTATATTGTTGAAAGTACTACAGAAAACGCACAATTTTCATTTGCAACAACAGGTTCACTTTTTTATACAAAAGTTCAGCAAGTTACAAACAATTATACTTGTTCATTTAATAGTACAGTATTTACAGTTGGAACTAGAACATACACAACCGGTCCTTCAATTTTTCCAATAACACCCAATGCAATTACTGCATCTACATATTCGGAAGCATCTGCTTCATTAACTATGAATTATGCCGATGGTTATAATGTAAATGCTACAAATTACAATACACCTGCTACAAAAACTTTATATGCAGTAGATGTTTATAATACAATTAACCAACCTGATTTTTGTTTATTATTTGGAACACAAATTGAATTAGAAAGTGGTATGTTGGTTGATGTTGAAGATTTAAACGTAGGTGATATAATTAAAGCATGGGTGCCAGCAGGATTGCCCGATGAATCACAAGACCCCGAATCAGACCAATTGGATTGGAGATTTTATATGTTAGATGGGGCAGATGGAGCTGCACAAAATGTAACGGTTAAAGATATTACATTTAATTTTGCTGAAGGATATTTTTCTTTAAATAATGGATTAATTAAAGCAACTGGTACTCACCCACTTTGGATACTGGATATAGAAACTAACAAATATCATTTTAAAGCTATTCAAGATATACTCATTGGTGATAAAGTTGTTAAATACGATGAAACTAATGGTGTAACTGAAACTGAAGTTTATGATATTGCAGTTATTAAAGAAGATATTGAAATTGTAACAATTAACGTAGAAAATGCTGACGTTTATTTAGCAAATGGTACAATCTCACATAATAAAGGTACAACCACACAACCATATATTCCATCAGCAGGTTTAAGAATGTATTTAGACCCATCAAAAGCGGCATCTACAAACGGAACTGCAACAACGGATTGGTTAGATTTAGGAGGATATGGGACAGGTTTCAGACCAGCAGGACAAGGTGGAGGTGGTGGTTCAAACCCAACATATAATAGTGGGGCAACTAGAATTGATAAATATTGGACATTAAATGGAACTAATGCATTTTGGTATAAAGATAGAAGTTCAAATATTAATGGTGGTATAACTCAATTTGATGTATCTGCATTAACATTTGTAGCATGGGTTAGACAAACTGCCAATCAAGGAGCAACATATGGTGGTTTACTTTCTAAATTCTCTGGAGCTGATAGAGATTATAATTTTTATTTATATAGTAGTGCTGCAACTGCATGGGATGGATACCACTTTTCATCTGCAAGAGGAACGGTATCAAATACAGTTCAAACATTTACTGCACCTGCATTAAATACTTGGCATATGGTTAGTTTTACAATATCGGCAGCAGCAGGTATAACATATTATTTAAATGGAAGTAGTGTTGGAACTGGAACAATGTCAGCATTTGCAGCAACAAGTCTATATACTATTAGAATAGGTGGAGCAGATAATTATGCAAAATGTCAATTAGGTCCTGTTTTATTTTATAATAGTGTATTAACTTCAACGGAAATTACACAAGTATATAACTATTTCCAACCAACATATAAACCATAAATTGTTGTTTTGAAAATAATTTTTATATTTATATTAAGATAATAAAATTTTTAAATTAGAATACAAAATGGCAGACAAAATAGTATCACCAGGTGTTTTTACAAAGGAAAACGACCTATCATTTTTACAACAAGGTGTAGCTGATATTGGTGCAGCATTCATCGGACCTTTCAAAGAAGGACCTTTAGTTCCAACAATCGTAAATTCTCAAACAGAATTTGAAACTTTGTTCGGAACAGTTGATGATACATACTACACACCTTTAGCAGTACAATCGTATTTAAGAGAAGCAGGAACTGCTACAATTTGTAGAGTTGCGGGTATCGGTGGATATAGTGAAATTGCACCTTTATTATTAACAGTAACATCAGGTTCTGGTGCTGGTGCAATATCAGCATCCGTTGGTATTATTTATGGTACTGCAAGTGGTTCAAACGCAGGATTTACAGGAACTACATTAACTGCATCTGGAGGAAATGGTGATTTTTCAATTACTAGTTCATTTGGTACATTATCGGCATCACTAGACCCATCAGATACAAATGATATTGAAGCAGTATTTGGTTTATCTGCATTTGGTTCTAAGAAAGCATATGTTTATGGATTCTTCCAAAATGCATATTCAAATCAAGGACAACAAATAAATTATACCTTAACTGCAACTGCAAGTGTAAACGTATTGGGTACACAAGCTTACGCATTTGACGCACAAGAAGCTAAAACACCATTCATTCAATCACAATTGATTTCTAATGAAAGAACAAATCTTTTCCGTTTTGAAACAATTGGTGCAGGAAATGCGGCAAATACTAAAGTTAAAATTGGTATTACAAATATTAAAGCAGCAGGTTCTGTAAATGGTACTGATTATGGTACATTCACAGTTGTTGTTAGAGATGGTGCTGATACAAACAAAAAGAAAGTAGTATTAGAAACTTATTCTAATGTAAACTTAGACCCTAACTCTCCTAACTATATTGCAAGAGTAATTGGTGACAGAAAGAGAACTATTGCATCAGATGGTAAAGTAACTGAAAATGGTGATTGGGTTAATAACTCAAAATATATCAGAGTTTCTGATTTAAATGAAAACTCACCAGTTCAAGCAGTACCATTTGCACATGCGGCATATCAATTACCAATTTCAGCATCTGCAATTTTATCTAACCAAATTCCATCGGCATCATTTGTTAGTTCATCTGCAACCGTATATGGTGGTATTGATTTAGAAGGAAACACAGACAATGCATTTTACTTAAAACCAATTCCAACTGGAGTAAGTGTAGGTTCAAACGTTGCATTTGGTATAGATTCTACTAATGGTGGTTCATTAACAGTAGGTTCAACATCGGCACAATTCTTAGTGGCATTCCAAGAAGGATTTGATGGTTTAGCACCTACAACACCTATCTACAAAGGAAATGATATTATAGCAGGAAATTCACAAGGATTTAACCTTACTAACTCATTATCATCTGGCTCTGTTGCATACGGAAAGCATGTATCGGCATTATCTAATCAAGATGAATACGATATTAATATGGTTGTAACTCCTGGTGTTGTTAGAAGATTACACACATCTGTAACAACTAACATCTTAGATATGGTTGAACAAAGAAGTGATTGTTTCTACATTATGGATACAAATGCTTACACGGATACTATTGCACAGGCAGTAACGCAAGCAGATGCAATTGATTCTAACTACGCAGCAACTTACTACCCTTGGATTAAAACTATTGATGTTAATACTAATAAGTTAATCGCAGTTCCACCATCAGTATTATTACCTGGTGTATTTGCAGCAAACGATAGAGTAGCAGCTGAATGGTTTGCACCAGCAGGTTTAAATAGAGGTGGATTGATTGGAGCAGTTTCTGTTCAAAATCGTTTAACTCAATCGGAAAAAGATACATTATATGAAGGAAAGGTAAACCCAATCGTTCAGTTTCCAGGACAAGGTATCGTAGTGTTCGGACAAAAAACATTGCAAGATAAACCATCTGCATTGGATAGAATTAACGTAAGAAGATTATTATTAACTGTTAGAAAATATATCGCATCTACTTCAAGATATTTAGTATTTGAACAAAACACTTCTGAAACTAGAAACAGATTTTTAAACATTGTAAACCCTTATTTGGAATCAATCCAACAAAGACAAGGACTTTACGCATTTAGAGTTGTGATGGATGATACAACTAACACACCAGATGTAATTGATAGAAACATTATGAAAGGAGCTATCTATTTACAACCAACTAAGACAGCTGAATTCATACAAATTGATTTCAACATCTTACCAACTGGAGCGGCGTTTAACGGATAATTTTAAAAAACAATATTTATTAGAGAATAACATTTAAATAAAAAGAAAATGCCAGAAATATTAGAATTTGACAAGATATTTTATAAGAATTTTGAACCAAAGCTTGGTAATAGATTTATTATGGAAATCAATGGTATCGAATCATACATCATCAAAACTGCAAGTAGACCAACATTTACTTCAGAAATAGTTGAATTAGACCATATCAACGTAAAACGTAAGATAAAAGGAAAATCTAACTGGGATGATATGAACATCACACTTTATGACCCAATTGTTCCATCTGGAGCACAACAAGTGATGGAGTGGATTAGAACATCACACGAATCATTAACTGGTAGAGATGGATACGCAGCATTCTATAAGAAGGATATTACTTTCTATTTGTTAGGACCGGTTGGTGATAAAATTGAACAATGGACAATTAAAGGAGCATTCATTACTTCAGCAAACTTTGGTGAGTTGGATTGGGCTTCAAACGACCCTGTATCAATTGAATTAACTTTAACATTTGATTACGCAGTATTAGAGTACTAAAATTAAATAAAGTAATTGAAATATGAGGGGAGCAGAAATGTTCCCCTTTATTTTTTTAAAAATGTGATATATATTAATAAACACATTAAGTTATATTATGGAAGAACAATTAGAACAACAAGTTACGAGAGGTTTAGGGACACCCCAAACTACAACTCAAAGAAATTTCCCATTTGCAACGGAAGTTATTTCATTACCATCTAAAGGATTAGGATATCCAGAACATTCACCATTAGCTAAAGGAGAGATTACTCTTAAACTAATGACTGCAAAAGAAGAAGATATTTTAACTTCTACAAATTTAATTCGTAAAGGACTTCATTTGGATAAGTTAATAGAATCAGTAGTTGTAGAACCTGGTGTAAATATCAATGACCTTTTAATTGGAGATAAAAATGCAATTCTTATTATTTCAAGAATGTTAGCTTTCGGGCCTGAATATGATATTACAGTAACAGATTCAATATCAGAAGAAGATGTAGTTGTAAAAGTTGATTTATCTAAATTAAAAACAAAAGATATAGATTTTTCTTTGTTAAATAGAAGTAATGAATATGATTTTGTTTTACCAAAATCAAAAACTCAAATTAAATTTAAATTACTTACACATGGTGATGAACTTGCAATTCAAAAGGATGTTGAAGCAAGTGAAAAGATATTAAAACAAGGAAACGAAATTACTACTAGATTTAGAAGAATTATTACGGAAGTAGAAGGTAATAGAGATTTGGGATATATAAGTAATTTTGTTTCAAACAGATTATTGGCAATGGACTCCAAATCATTAAGAAAATATATTATAGAAATAACTCCAGATTTGGATTTAAATATAGAATATGAAAATTCAGCAGGTGAGACGGAGGCTCTCCGTATCCCATTCGGGGTAGACTTTTTTTACCCTTCCGAATAACCATTCAGTAGTATTACATCAAACCATTTTTCAAATGATTTATTTTGCAAATGGTGGGTTTAATTGGCATGATTTATATTTTATGCCAACTAAACTTAGAGAGTTTTATTGGAGAGAATTATTAAAAACAAAAGAAGAAGAAAGGGAACAAATTGAAAAATCTAGACCATCAACTTCAAATAATTCATCTAAAACTAAAAGAAGATGATATTTATATGAGTAATATAAATTAAAAGTAAAAACATGTCCCATAAATTATTAAACGAAGGTATATTAGATAGGTTTTTTTCTTTATTTCTAAAAGCAAAATCACAGAATAAAGAATCACAATGGTTGTCTAAACTAAGACAACAAGACCCGGAACTTGCTGATATATGGTCTAAATGGGATAATCATACAAATGATGCTTTACGTCAATCAAGAGATTCATTAAAAGCTATGGGAGGAGATACTTCAAAATTAGATGCTTTAATTAAAAAATATAGCTAATAGCATATATGGCTGCTCCAAAAAAATCTTCTAGTAATAAAACTTCCGTTAAAACACAAAAACAAGCGGAAGCTTCAATGGAAAGTGCTTTTCAACTGCAAAGTGAAGCAATGGATAAAAATTCTTCACGATATAAAGTGATTGAAGCACATCATGAAAAAACATTGGCTCAATTAGATTCCATTTATCAAAAAATAAAATTAAATAATAATTTAACAACAGAGCAAGCAAAAGCAGCGAAAGCAGCAGCTGCAAAATATGCCGAACATAAAAAATTACAAGCAGATATATCTCAACAAGTTAAAGATAGAATAATATCAGAAGAACAAGCAAAGAAAATATTAAATAAATCAAGAGTAGAGTTTGATGGTATGGTAAGAAGTGCAAAACTTACTGGTAAAGAAACTGCTGCATTGCGTAAAGAATTAAAAAGTGTGAGTCAAGAAATGGACTTAGCATCTAAAGCATTTGATAAAACAGAAAAAAAGGCTCAATTATTAAATGCTGCAATGGACCAATTTGGTTCATCAAATATCCCAATGATGCGAGAGTTTTCTCAAGTTCTTCAAGGTATAGCAAGTAAAGACCTTGCTGCGGTAAGAATGGCATTAACTGCGGCAGGAGCAGCAGCTGCGGTTCTTGCTAAAAATTATTTCTTTCCTGAAATGAAAGCTGCTCAGGATGTGGAGAATGAGGTAAAGCAAATGAAAACCGATAATATTGCCGACCTTGCTAAAATTGAAAATAAAAGAGCAACAACCATTATAAAGGGTGTAAAGAACAAATCTACATTGGAGAAAAAAATTGGGTTAGAAATATCACAAAACAGTATTGATACAACTAATGACGTAAATCGTTTAAATGTAGATGCAGCATACGCATCTCAAAGAGCAGCCAACCAATTTAGTGCAACAATAAAGAGTGCAGCAGCAGAATTTAGTGCTGCTTCCAAAACTGCATTCTTTGGTAAAGGGTTAGGTTCGGTTAGTTATTCTACTGCTCAATTACAATTAGCAGGAGTTAGTGCGGACCAAATTGCAGGTTCATTATCTGCTGCAAGTAATGCAATGGGTAAAAATGTATCTTCTGAATTAGCTGCCGATATGGCAATTATGTCAAAAAGAACTGGACAATCTGCTGAAAATCTTGCATCAGTTACAGAATACTTTATGAGAACGGATAAAGTAGGGGCAAAATCTGCAATTAATATGCAGGAAGGATTAAGAGCAATGGCAGATAGTGCCAATGTTGATTTGGGTGGTGTGATGGAAGAAGTTGCACAGGCATCTAAAGAGGCATTAGGATACCAAATTAAATCAGGTCCTGCATTGGCAAAACAAGTAATTTACGCAAAATCATTAGGTGTTTCATTTAACGATGTAGCAAAAGCGGGTAAGAGTATGGTTTTGAACTATAAAGATAGTATCAAAAACGAAATGCAATTATCGGCAATGTTGGGTAGAAATGTAAATTTATCAGAAGCACGTTCTTTATTTGCACAAGGTAAAAATGATGAAGCATTAAAATCCATCAAAGCACAAGGTTTGGACCCTGCTAAAATGAATATATTCCAACAAGAAACACTGCAACAGGCATTGGGTGGGTTGGATTTGTCTTCAATACAAAAAATTACACAAAATCAAGGAAGAACTGGTGGTGAATTGAGTGGGGTAAACGCCAACAAAGCAAATAAAGGATTTTTACAAACAACCACCACCGCGCAGGCAACACTATCATCCCAACAAGCAAATATTCAAGCGCAACAAGCTATTATAGATGCTAAATTATCTGGAGAAATAACAAAAGCTTATTTGGCATCACCTGGATACACAACTTATCAAAATGCACTAATAGACCAAGAAAAGCAAGCAATGAAAGTTGCTCAAGAAGAAGAATTGAGATTTAAAAATAGTAAAGATTATTTAGCACAGTTAATTTCAACTGCTAAAAATAATATTGAAAATATGTTTTCGGAAGATAATTTTAAAACACTTGGTGTAGGACTTGCAGGTGCTCTTGCTGGCAATGTATTGGGTAAAGGAATTGAAGCATTAGTTGGTGGAATTCAAAAAGTGTTTGTAGTAAATCAAGATGGCGGTGGTCTTTTGGATATGTTTAAGAAAAAAGGCAAAAATCCCGCTGGTCCTTTAACAAAAAGTGGCAAACCCGATGGGAGATTTAAAGCTAATAAACCAAGTGTTCCAAAAACTCCAAGTAAATCAGTTGTAAAAGCAACGGAAAAATCAGTTGTAAAACAAACTGAAAAACAAGTTGCAAAACAAGCTGCAAAACAAGCTGCAAAACAAGGTGGAAAATCAGCGGCAAAAGCTTTGGGAAAAACTTTACTTAAAAAAATACCATTTGTAGGACTAGCTGCTTCATTATTCTTTGCAGGACAAAGAGCAATGGCAGGTGATTTTGCGGGTGCAGGATTGGAAGTAGCAAGTGGTGGAGCATCTATGCTTCCTGGATTTGGAACTGCTGCCTCTGTTGGAATAGATGCGGCATTAGCAGCAAGAGATATGGGTGCATTTGATAGTGCGAATCCACAAGCTACTATTAAAAATGGAAAAGTAGTTCCAAAAACGGTTGTAGCAAAAACTGCTACACCACCAGCAGCAGCAGCAAAACCATCGCAAGTATTATCAGATGTTCAATATCAGACAAGATTGCAAATGAAAATGGTTGAATTACTTGGTGTAAGTTCTACATTATTACAATATATCTTAATAGAAACTGATAAAGATAAGAGTATTCAGTTGAATAGTGTTAGATTAAATCAATCATTAATGAATAATGCTAGAAAACAAATGGCAATAGGTAGAAGAGAAACTGTAGGTGCAAATCCAAGTATGACATAAATTTGAATAATTCATATTTATAGTAAATCAATACACTATAAATGCCAACAATATTAGACCTTTTTGATTCTGAAAAGAAAGAACTATACAATAGAGAACTTATTCGTATAGATAGTAGGGGGTTAGTTAATCCTCCAAGAGCAGCAGCATTGGCAGCATCTTCTCCAAATACCCTTGCAGATTTAGTAGGTGGGCAAATAGCGGGAGCTATTGGTGGAGTTGCAAACAGACCATCAGATACTATATTTAAAAAAGGAAACCCACAAGCTAAACCAATTACAATAACGGCTGCAACGAATGCGTTATTAAGAGATGCAGTAGAAGCAGGTACTGATTATACTGTAAAACAAAACCCATCTCCTGATTCTGTTTTAAATAATTTATCACAAGGTGGTTCATCTCCATCAGGCCTTGCAACTAATTTAGCAATTCAAGGATTAAATAAATTTGGAAGTAAAAACGGTTTAACAAAATTAAGTGATTCTTTAAAAAATAAATCTAATGAAAATGGATACACAAATAAAAAACCATTTTCAACACATTTGAAAGGAAGAGAAAGAACTCCTATTGAAAAGAAAACATGGGATATATCAAATGAAGATTTGAATGATATTCAATATTTTCAAAATGATGAAAAATTACAAACATGGATAGAAGAAAATCGTTTTCAAAATCAAGTTCCAATAACATTTCAAAAATATGGAAAATCTACCATAATTCCATTTGTAGGAGCAATATCTGGAATAAGTGAAGATATACAACCGGAATGGAGTAATTTTAAATATGTAGGTTCACCATTCAAAACATATAGATATCAAGGAGTTGAACGTTCTGTAAAGTTTAATTTAAAATTATACTATATGGATATTTCTTCAAAACAATCAATGATTAAAAAAATAGAATATTTAAAATCATTGGCATTTCCTGATGAAAAACTTTCAGAATTTTCATATGGTGGTAATCAATCATCGCAATATGCATTCTCACCAAATTTAGTATTTTTTTCAATTGGTGATTTGTATAAAAATATGTTTGGATATATAGAAAGTTTATCATTTAGTATAGACGATAATACAGTTTGGTCTAATTTTAATCCTAAAAATGAATCAAATGGTGATAATACATTATACCCATCTATAATGGATGTTTCTATTGGAATAAAAATAATAGAAAATCACAAAATAGAAGATAAAGAATTTAAATATAATTTTAACGGTACTAAAGTATTTGATAAAAAATCAATATCCGTACCCGATACATCAACTCCTGAGGAATTACAAGCATTGGCGGATTCAGGTGAAATTGCATATAAACAAATGCAAATAGATGTTAAAAATATAGAAGAAGAAAAAAT